ATTGTAGTTAAAATTGTTAGCTTGCATGGGTTGCCAACCTGGAGCTCACTCATCCGTAACAATGGGTTGTGAGATATACCTATTTTTACAGGCTTTCTGCTTCTTGATTGGTCACTTTGCATAAAGCAAACGTAACATTTAGCCATTCTTTATTCCTTGTTATATTGCTTTATCAAGATGGAATATGGTGGATTAGATAAAACTATCCCAAGAAAGCTAAAAAGCAAACTTAGATTTTATCCAACATGGTCTACGGAGCCACTTAGATATTTATCCATTATTAGAATGATAAACTTGAGCATCTACAGGCTAATCCCTGCCTAAACACCACATGCTCACGCCTTTATTAATCCAATGGTTAGTAATTACCAATATTACATCGCTTACGCTTTAGGATTAACTCTAGCAACTCTCGCAGTTTCCGCTTTGTCTAGTTCAATGGTAACGGATTAATACTTGTAACAGCCACGGTTATATTTATTCCCACCTGTTATAAGGTGATTAGGTATGAAATTTGGACATAAAAAAAGGCTTTGGGAGAGTACCTGGTGAGACTAATAGAATTAACTATTACAGGTAAACTTCCAAAACCTTCTTATCGTCTAGGGTCTCACGCCTAACCAACTATTGAATTATAGCACCTCATTGCTTGATGTAAAGAATTGCCCGACATAATCGAGCGTAAGTTTTAAACTGTAAACCAAGATGGCGCTGATACTGATTTATTCCACACTGCGAAATACTTTTTATCCACTTTGTAGTAATTTCTGTATGACTCGACAAGGCTAGTCTTTTTTAGATGGTCAGGAACACAGTTGGGTGGTAAGTTGCCAGCTATGTCTGGTATATTTATAGGGCTATACTTTAGTGCATCACGAAGCCGTGTGTCACATGCATGAGTCTTACCGTAGCGTGCTGTGTATTGAGATAAAAGAGATGTAAACAACTGGTACAGCGTATTGTAGTTAGCCACTGAGCGGCGAGACCATACTGAGCAAGGGTGATTGACGTGAGCAGCTTTGTATAAAACATCGTCATCGGTAGAAGGCAAGCGCCACCGTTTAATCTTACGGCTAGCCTTTGATAGCTCCGTGTATTCTACGCCGTCACAAACCCTGTGTGCTGTACATAGTAGCTGCGCATACTCTAGCACCATTTTTACAACGTGCTTATCACAATGCATTTCTGCGGCTGTGTCGATGTCATTATCTAAGTAAAATATATTCATGTGTAAATCCTTGGTTAGTTTCTTTGGTTGCATAACAATAGCAACCCTGCGCACTACGTCTAATTGATTGTAACTATCAATTATTGATGATATGGCCTAACTTGCCTATTGTGTTATAATGCATAAAACATAAACATATAATTGCGGAGATAAATAATGATTTTTAATGTACTAACAAACGACACGGCAAAGTCTCCGTTAATTCCTATTGCCAACGGCGTTTATTATACGCGCTCGATGGTGCTGCATGACAAGTCTTTGGAGTTTAACAGCGGTGATTTTGCTATTGTATTTTATGCTGCTGATGGAACTACACCTGTCACACCTACGGGCGGCACAATAGTTCCTGTTATGTCTCCAATTGACGGAATATGGTTAGGTCCTGGGCTTGGCGATTCAACTATTGACGCGACTAAGGTTATAGCATCAACTGACGGTACGGCGACATACAGCACGCCGACATTTTCAGCAGGAGCTAAGCAAGGCCGCATAACTTTTGCTGGCATATTAGGCGCAACATACGCGATTGCAGAGTTTCGGAGAAATAGATAATGCCATATCCATCACCTAACGAATTATCACAAGCGGTACTTAATGAAATAGCAGCGTTAACTAGCCAAAGTTCAGCAACTACTAAAACAATAAAGTCCGAAGGTGACTTACCCGCTTTAACGTCGGTTGGCGGCGTGCAGACTCATGTGCTAGAAGAATTTCTATATCGCCTAGATAATAACGTAAGCATTGCCAACCCAATAGGCCACCCAGGCGCGGGGAAGACTGCAACGGCATCAGCAACACAAGGCGATAGTATTGCGCTTATGCTGCTAGATGACACAGATACGAACGCCTACTATGAAATATTTGTAGAGAACAAAACCAACCCTGGAAATATTATTGGTGGTGATGCAACGCTTATAGTTAGTTAAAGGCAAGTGGTTGCCTGGATTTCTAAGTGACCACTTTTTGATACAATGGCAAAATTAAAATAAATAACAACAGGGCTTTTATGACTGACGAATACATCGAAAATGAGGCGGGAATATTAGTACCGGGTTACCGCAATGATGCGTGGACAAATGGCGCTAGTGGAATGGGCGTTCCGGGCATTGACTCGACCGCTAACACAACTTATTCAGCGCTTAATGCAGACCTTAATTATCAAGTATTGCAGAGCATGTATAAAACCGATTGGCTTACGAGAAAAATATGTATGCGCCCGGCAAAAGATGCAACGCGCAAGTTTATACAATTTAAAGAGCCGGAATTACACAAAGAAATTAACGGCAAATTCACAAGGCTACATTTACGTCAAAACATTAAATCAGCTATAGCATGGTCTAGATTATTTGGTGGCGCTGGTATTGTATTAATCACTAAAGACCCTGATTCAGAGTTACCATTGACTCAGGGCTCTAAAGGTAATTTAGTTGATATTGAGGCTTATGATAAATGGGATTTAAACCCTGTCGAATATGATACAGATTACAACTCAAATAACTACAGCAAACCTCTGATATATCAGACATATGAAGGCAAGCGTTTCCATTACACGCGCGTGTGTAAGTTTACAGGGGCAGAGTTAACGCGCCGTGAGCAGATAGAATCACTGTACTGGGGCGGCTCAATTGTTACGTCTGTGTATTCAGCAATTAAACATATGCAAGCCACTTATGAAGATGCTCGTTTTATATTGTCAGAGCTAAACATAGGAATTTTAAGCATACCTAACTTAACAGCGGCAAATGTACAAGGCGGCCCTGCTGCTGCTATTCAGCGTCGCGTTAATAAGTTTAACAACACAAAATCTAATCAGCGTGTTGCAGCAATAGACAAAGAGGAAAGCTTTGAATTTGTTAACCGCACTGTTGCCGGTGTGTCTGAAATGATGGACCAATTCAAGGGTGAGATAACAGCAGCCTCAGAAATGACTGAGTTAATTTTATTTGGCGAGTCATCATCTGGCCTTAACTCATCAGACGCAGAGCAGCAAACAACTTATTACGATATGGTCGAAGATATACGACAGGACCAAGTAGGCCCATGCATAGAAAAAATGTTAATGGCTGACGGCTACGAAGGTGCGGAATGGAAATTTGAATCTCTATGGGAAATGTCAGATAAGGATAAATCGCTTATTATGCAGCAATCATCAGCCTCAATTGCTCCATTGATAGACGTGTTATTGACACCAGAGGAAGCCATCAAACAGCTTAACTCGCTAGGTGTTTGGTCTATTGATAATGATAGTGACGCGCCCAATATACTGAGCAGTGATGAATGAATTATCTGAAATCTTAAAGCCGCTTAATACGAGCGGTAAAAAGAAAACTCTTAAACTTGGTCACACGTATCCGCATGGCGTCAATCGTCAATACACCGCTGATATGCGTAAGCTAGTATCTAACATAGCATCGCAGGTTAAAAAGACGCTATTGCCAGAAATTAAGCAGCAAATAAAAGCACGTAACGGTGAGCGAAACGACTCGCTGGTGGATATATTGGCAACTATCGGGGGCATATCTAATACTATGTTTCCTGGCGAAAAGATGGCCACTGAGTTTGCAAATAAAACTTACAAAGCCAACGAAAAAAATATATCTAACTCTATAAAGAAATCGGCAGGTATTGCAATAGCCTTACCTGTTGGAAATATAAGCCTTACAGAGGATTGGGTTGCTGAGAATACTTTGCTGATTAAAGACCTGCAAGAGCAATACATTAATCGAATAAGTAAGTCAGTAAGCGCAGGGTATAGACAAGGCAAGACATACACAAGCATAGCCAAAAGCATACAACGAGAGACAGGCATTACATGGCGCAGGGCCAAGACAATTTCGACCGACCAGATAGGCTCTTTAAATGGTCAGATAGCCAAAAAACGGAATGAAGAGTTAGGAGTAGCTACGGCCAAATGGCGTACTGCTGGCGATGAAAGAGTAAGAGGTAACCCAAGCGGGCTTTATCCTAATGCAATACCAAGCCATTTTAAAAGAAACAATCAAACTTTTAAATGGTCAGAGGGTATTGGTGGAGAGTTTCCAGGTGGTCCAATTCGGTGTCGCTGCTTTGCCGAATCGATAATTGAGTATTAAATGTAGCCGCTAATTAAAGCGGCTTTTTATTATTCTGAATGAATAACTCGTTCGGATTTAAGAGTTCCTGCTTTCTTCTTTTCTAAAAACTCTTTAGCTGACTTAATTATTGCGTGTTGATTGCCAATTAAAAAACATTCTCCGCTGCACTCTGTCCAAAAAAACCACCAAGCTTTTTCTTGTACTTGATAATGATGTTGCTTTATTTCAACAATCCTGTATTTCTTTTTAAACATACTCACATTATTCTCCTATTATGCGCTTAAAATTTTATCAATTAACTTGTCAAACCATTTAAATTTAAGCCCAACCAAAATAAATAACGCTGCAAAAATAACACCTAGCATAAAACTATTATTAAATAAAAAATCACTCACATCACTCTCCTATTTCTGAAATCTCATTGCACACAAAAGCAAGCGCTAAAAACATCATTGAACATCCAAAAAGTATCATTGACCAAAGCGCACCAACTAAAACCGCACATACAAAAAGTAGAATTGACGTAATGGCCAAGCATCTAACGTTGCCCTTTTTTTCTTTTAAAGTTTTTTCTTTATTTTCTGACATATTAATTTACCTTTTTATGTTTTTTCAAATGCACGCTTTACTTTATATATAATAAAATCTGGATGGTTAAACTTTAACCTTTGGCCGTCCTCGAAAACTTCTTCAAGCTTGGCAGGCTTTCCATTCAAATTTCCTGTTGCACATAAACAATATTTATCACCAAACTTCTTAAAAACTGCTTGTATATTGCAATCTTTTAATTCTGCTATTATTTTAGATTTATCAATCATTTAATTTTCCTTTTAACTTCATCATGTGCTTTTTATTTACTAGCCACTTTTCGCCGTTAATATCCATCTCTTGCCAGTTCTTAACGCGCTTCTGATATGCTTGGCGGCTTAACCCGTGGTCAGCCGCTTGTTTTTCTATGCTCAAATTATCTAGCCTTGTAGTGAGAAAACTTCTCTCTGCGAATGATTGCCATTTCAGTAATCATTTCGCAAGCTTTGCCTGTTATGCCTTTATTTTCTAAGTGGCGCTTTACATTTTTAAGTAGAACGCCAGCCTGTAGCATTTCGACAAGCTGAT